TATCTAAAGTTTCTGCTCTCGTCATTTTTATCTCTCCTCGTTCAAATATTCGTAATACTCGGATTCGGTTGCAAATAACATCCAACGTCCAGTCACAAAACCTATATAGCCGTATGATGTTAAATATCCTTCCATATCAAATCCTCTTAATTTAGCGGAAGTGCTTTAGGCAGTTTTAACATATATCCGTCTCGTACCCGAATTACAGATACGCTGCGAATATCAGTCCATCCGTATTTGTTATCCGTATAATTTCCGGTAATGCCGACCAAATCATACAAATCTGCCACGCTAACCAAGCCATAAGTAGAAATCAACTCGTCCATTCTTGACAGGACGTCTTCGGCTTCTCCTCGATTATCCAAGATAATATCGTCATAGTTATACCCGGTTTTTGTTCGAGCAGCGCTATAATCCCTTCGGCCATTTCCTCCATCGTAATAATTCCTATAAGATACCTTAGAGGCAGTGGAATTACTCTTTGTCTTACCTGTTTCCCCGTAAAGTATCATGTTGATACCATTTGTAACAATATCTGAAATTGCTTTTTTAATTGCGGGGACCAATACCTCTAGCAAAATATAAGATTTTACGTTATTGACGTCCTCTGAGATGAATACGTCCGCAAACTTTTGGATCTCGTTTTTCTTCTTGGACTTCACTGTTCCAGCAATCACCTTTTCCACTTTCTTTTCCGGCACAGATTCCCGCTGTTCTTCTTTGGATTTATGGGAATTTGGCTTGTATTGATCCATCGTAGTTTTTTTCTCCTTTCATAAAAGAAAAAGAGAAAGCACCTTGTTAAAGGCACTCTCCCTCTTAAGAACTCTGTCTTTCTATTTACTTAGTTCCATCAAATTACTCGTCGATCTCAGCATCTTCGAGTTCATCAAATTCTGCGTCCATCTTTTGCTGCTCTTTCTTGGCTTTGATTTTGGCCACCATCGGTTTGATTATGTACTTGTAAGCTGCTACACCTCCAAGAACTACCAATCCGACACCGACCGCCACCTTATTACCCTTTCTAGAACTCGCTGTTGCGATTTCCTCAGTCACTTCGATAACCTCTCCATTTACCATGATTTCGTTAGTATTCATTTTATTTTCCCCTTTCAAATATAGATAATTTTATAAGTTCTTTCATTAAAGACTGTGTTTTTTTCGCGCACCCAATATTACCTATAGTCATACTTAGGTGTAACTTGATAATCAATAACAAGACAAGGTGTTCCATCATCAGCTAATTGCGAACTAAAATTCAAATTTATATATCCATGGTCAATATTCCATCCAAGATCATCGCCGATACTGGTAGGATTAAGCCCGATTTCAAAATAGAATTCGTTGAGTGAAATATACATTTCATCTCTCATTTGTCGATTGAGTTCATTCTCGATTTTTTTCAATTTATCAATATCTGATTTGAAATATCGACCTGAAATCACATCATAGCAGAGGGTGTTACCTCTTTCGGTAATGATGATTTCTCGACTACTAACCGGATCTCGATTAATCCTATCCTTCGCCACGGCATCTCTTACGGACTGTTCTTTTTTCTCACCGATGGCTTCGATTACTTTTCCTTGGTATTCTTTCAGAGCTGACTCGGATAGAGTATAGGCCGTCGCTAATGCAGCGTTACGACGAACGTTTACGGAGCTTGCACCAATCAGACAAGAGATTGATAAACATCCGGTTATAGCTGCCGGAATATAGCATTTCCAGGTAAGTCGAATAACATCTTTTATCGGAAGTGGAGTGCTCCCATAAATAAAGTTTTGGTCATTATCCGCACGTTCAAGACGCTCGTTATTAATAATTTCTAGTGCCTTTGGTGTTGCTCTTACCGCCATTACGGTAGTTGTAACCATTCCAGCGATACCGATGCCTGTTAATATCTCTGGACTATGTTTACTTATTGCCGTCCGTATACTTCTGGCAATTTTAGATAAGTTTGGTTTATTCATTTTTTTTCCTTTCGTTTATAAGTTCTTGGAGCCGCCCACAAGGGGCGGAGATTTAGTCAACCAACAAGAATACCGGACGAACCCCACGAGAGTACGAAGCGCTGCCGTAGTACGCGAGGCCATTGTTGGCCACACGGGCGAAACCAGACGAAGAAACTTCTTTTTTCGTGGCGTTTTTCAGCCAGTACCACTCGTAGTCGTCATTGAAATCAACAATACGATTCTTTCTCTTTTTCATAAGAGGAAGCTGCTCGTCATCATCTGGTTCCATTACATCGTTGTACCAATCGTCGTGACCGAACATCTGTCCGTATGTAGGAATTGTAAGATTGTCGATCCTGTCTCTTAAATCTTTCGGAAATGCTGCTAATAGAACATCGTTGATCCATTTACAAAGATCTGATTTCTCATAACCGCCTTTATTAGTGTATTTTTTATTCATGGGCTGCTCCGCAACACAGTCATCAAATAAGAACAGCGTTCCTTTGTCAGTGATTTTCTGTGCGGTCGCAGTAAATTTGCCAAACCCCGTCAATTGAATAACGATCTGGTCACCTACCTGAATACTACTTGTTTCTAACTCCTGTTTTCTTAATACTTTCATGATTTTTTCTCCTTTCAAATTACAAAAATAACAGAATGACATCATCTGCAACATCCTTGGCAATGGTAAATATATGCTCGTGTTTCTCACCACAACCGTCGTATATATAACACTCCATATCGTCCATAAATCCTGCAATAATATCAACTGGCGGTATTGGTCCCCGCCACGAGCCAGTGATGTGGGAAGGAAGTCGTTCCGCCTCTTCGTTAAGACGGCCCATGATTTCATAAGCCGCCCATCTTGCATAACTAAGATCTTCAAAGTATTCTTTTGATTCTTTCGGATTGACTTGTCCGAGATAATCAGTAGCACATAAACGTTCATCTATGTACTTGCTAATTATAGATATTGCTATATCGCACATTTCCTGATTACGGATTCTGACCGCCTCCCTCCTTTCTAACAAAGAAAAAGAGCCCTTGTTAGGGCTCCCTCTCATTTTATTTTGGTAAGCGCTTTAATTACTTTTTGCTCAATCTTTTCATCCATCTTCTTGTCGTTAACCCAATCGGTTATGAGTGTTGCTCCCATTCCGATTGCAGTCGCCGCAATACCGAGGATTTTAATCAATTTACTGTTCATAAAACAATTACCTCCTTTCATAATAGTGGTTGTAAATCTTGCGGACTAGCCTTAGTAATCAAACTTGTTCGGTTCCCAAAGGGCCGATATCACACAGCATTCCATACCATCATCCAATACGGATTGACTGTTTTCGAAGTCGAGCCATATAATCCCGTCCTCCAAAAATTCGTCCATCGACCATCCGATTTCATCACCGTGATTGATTGGTTCTATTCCTAGAAACTCATAAAATTCATTGATTGTGGTGTTGCCACGCAAACAAAGATTTCGGTTAACGTGATATTGAGCATTTAAAACAGCAGCCATTGTCGCCGTAAAATATCTCTGCGAAAACAGGTCATAACAAAGGATTTTTTCGCTTTCTAGATCTAAATCAGCGGAGTACACCGAATATCCATCTGCTGAAACATAAGTATCCTTCGCCATTTGTGCTTTGATTTTAGAATCCGCGTCCTCACCATAAACGGTATTTGCAGACTTTCTATACCGCTGATAGGATTCACTCAATAAGGCATAAGCACTCGTTAATGACGCTTGGTTGCGCTTGTTTAGGGCGTTTATTCCGACTATACAGGTAATGGTTGATAGACCCACCAAGGCTGCTGGAATATAACATTGCCACGTAAGTCGAACAATTTCCAGAGGCTTTAATTCTCCGTCAAGACTCTCGCTGCCTTGATTTAACATTAAGCTTTTTTCAACCTCCGCTTGTTCAATAAGCCGCGTTGCCTTCGGGGTTGCTTTTACTGCTAGCACCGTTGTCGCAACCACTCCTACCGCGCTAACACAAGTTAGAATAGTTGGGGAGGACCGTTTTAAATATGACTTTGATTTGCGAAGTAACCCGTTCATCTTTGATGTTCCTTTCATATTTTTTCTCCTTTCAAAATATAAGAGCCCCTGTTAAGGACTCCAAGTTTTAGAGAACCAGTATCCGGTCACATCAATTCGATGTCTTATACTTCCGTCTTTCACGGTTAGAACCAACTGTTTCTCCATAATATAACTTGTAATTTTCGCGTAAATTTATCAAAAACGACCCTTTTCGTCTAAAAATAGCACAAAAATAAGGCATATCGTTTCTAAGGCTCTTATTAGCCTATTTAAGCGACTTTGCCTATTTTAATGACTTATACCATTAGTTAATCTTTTAATGTGCCTTAAAACAGAAAATATGAGGTCTTTTTTCTTGCAGTCTTTAAAAAATGTGCATTTTAGGTAATTTCGTGGATTTGATTCAAATATCAGCTCTATCGAATACCGTTTCCCATCGTTGTTTAGGTATCGGCTTCATTTTTAACGCCCACATGATTTGTCGGAATGTAACAGTGGGATAGAGTCCGTCCGTACACTCGCCGGAACGCTTATCAAAGTAGTCCTTAAACTTGTAATATTCACGTAGAAAAACGAAGAGAACGTGTAATCCACACGACTCTCCGCTTCTTGAACTATTAAGCCTTTATTTCTTAGTTGGTTTAAAACGGTTAAATAATCCTCTAAATGTAGTAGAGGTGTAAGTTCCAGTTTCCTCGAACCTAAATCCTCTCTTCATCCAGGCTGCATAGAATATCATCGGCAATATGATACCTGCTGCTTCTAACCCCAGTCTGAAATATCGATCTTTAATCTGTTCATCCAGTTGATCTTTCTTGAGTTGTTCTTCGCATTCGCGACTATAATACTTCTCACTCAGATCACCATCGTTTTTCAGTTCCTCGATTCTCAGTCTGTATAGCTTAGCCAAATCTTCGATTGCCGTAGACTTTTCTTTGCTTCCCGGTTCTAAGGTAGATAAGTTCTGAATTTCTTCCTTAATCTCCTCTCCTAACAAATCCCTGATTTCTTCATTCATTCTTGTTCTCCTTTCAATAAATGATTTAATTAGTTCCATAAGAGAGGGTGTTATTCATGCGGAATGAAGTTTTTAGTGTTAACAGTGAGCGTTACGTACTTCTTTTTATAAATCTCGTCAACATCTTTTGACAGTTCTAAAAACAAATATGGACTGTCGTCTGGATCAGAGGTATCTACTCGAAGAGAGCCTACCGATTTAACTCGAGATATAATGGCCATAAAAATACACCCAATCAACACCCCGACTACAAATATAAGTACATCCATAACTAGCCCTCCTTTAAAAAGCTTTTTCGAATTCTCGAACTCGATTAATTTCGATTTTTCGTATTGGAAGTTTGTCTACTTCTTGCATAACGCGTTTAGCAGATCCATTGGCCCCCATCTTTGCGTACGGTTTATATAAGTAATCATTTAAATTTTCGTACTCATCTTGAGTAATCCATCCTCGCTCAATATAACAAAGACCAAGATAAACGATCCTATCGTGGCCTAAACCTATAAGCATTTCCGTTTTGACATCTTTACGATCCATATATTTTGTTATATACGCCCAAAAACCGGACGATGCTATAACAGAGCATACGATTGTAATAATCATTTGAATCCATGGTTCCATTTAGTTACCTCCCTTATTAAACCCTCCTATCAAATACAACCAACTTCTTATTGACCACGGTAACGTTTTTGTTGAATAGGTCCTCATAAAGCTGTATAAGACTTTTTCTTTGTTGCCTGGACAAAAGTTTATAGAAACTTCCCATCCAACCTTTGAACATATTCTCAACATTCTCATAGGGGATGCCGCCATTCTCCACCTTTATTGCTAGCTTCTTTAATTTTCTACGCATTGCTGTAACACGAGTTGGATTGATTCTTTTAATTACTTTTCCGTCTTTAGTAAGTGTGTACTTCACTTGAAGGTATTTATAAGTGCTGCTTATCTTGACTATATGGGTCTTTTTCTCATTGATATGTATACCTAATTCATCCGCTATTACTCGAATATTATCCAACAAGTCTTGTAGTTCTTTTTTGTTCGGGTTCATGATGTACCAATCATCCATATAACGTCCGTAAAATTTTTGACTTCTTACGTATTTTACATAGTTGTCTATTCGATATGGATAATATATACCGACAATTTGACTTAATTGGTCTCCGATATTAACGGATTTATTCATCCATTTCTCGCCGGTTAAAAGCTCTTTAGATACTAGCCTATATTCCAGCTTGTTGAATGTATTGGTTATGCAGCTTTCATATTCTTCATCAGACATATATGAAACATCAATTTTAAACCCGTTAAAAATAATGGTCAACAACCAATCAATGAACTCGTCATCGTCTACTAACTTGAGTAATTCTCTCTTTGCAATCTCGTGAATGATATTGTCGTAGAATTTTGAGAAGTCTCCAAATAAGATCCAACCTTCGTTACCGTACAGTTTGTAGTATCTATGAAGATGAACTTCAAACCTGTTTCTCTGATGTGAAATACCTCGGCCTTTTACAGAGGCCCCGTTATCATAAATAATACGTTTCTTTACTTCTGGGGATAAAATCTCATCGCATAAAACATGACGAATTATACGATCTTTGATTTGGATACTTGTGATAGGTCTTACTCGACCTCTTTCAGAAAGTAAAAACTCGTCTACTTGGCCGTTTTGTAACGTCCTGTAAACGAGGTCTTCTTGAATGGAGAAAATATACTTCAGGAAGTTCATCGCGAACTTTTGAGATGTTTCTTTCCATTTACTGTTCTTTATAGAGGCCTTGTAAGCCCTATACAAGTTGTTGGCGTCACAGACAATCTCCTCATAATTCATAGAATATTCACCGTGATAGCAATACTTACCGTAGTAAATTGCGTCCGGCTTTGTTATTTATCCTTAATGGAAAGGATAACATCTCCTTCTCTGTTGGTTAGGCAGAGAATCCGGACGAACCCCATTAGAGTTCGAAGCGTTGTTGTTGTTCGCATTACCATTGTTGTTCACATTAGCGAAATTAGACGCAGATTTAGATGTTACCCTGTAGATATGATTTGATTTTGTTGTCGTACTGACGCCACTTTTTTATCAAACCGATTTCTCGGTTAATAGCTGCTACATATTTTCCATAGATGTTTATATCCACTTCAAATATCTCCACGACTCGCTGTAATTCCTTAATAAGTTGTTCGCAATTTACGATGGCATTATTTTGATAATCCCTTCTTTGTTCATACTCATGCATGGAAGTTGGATATATGGAGTTAGCTGCCCGAATATTATTTGTCAATAGCGAAGCCAATTGGTCGATTCGGGTTTTAAAATTCTGCATTAAATATCGGTACTTTGCAAAATCTTCTTTGTCATCTTTGCCATAGGCATAGCGCATCCGAACAAAATGATTTATATCCTTAACTCCAAATCCTCTTTGCATCAAATCAATAAGCATGTCATGTAATTCGATTGAATATGTTATAACTTCGAACCTGGACTCCTTGCGATTACTTACCAAAACACTCATTAGTACGTGGTTCCAGTGATTTCTTCGAACTCGGCTATGGTAATCCAACTTTTTTCCACAGCATCGCGAACGCGGCCGACATTCCATACGCCAAGTACAAAATAACGCTTTACTTTATTGTAATTACTGCTATGTTCCATGGTGATCCTCCTTTACAGTTCTATTCCGGCCATCATAGCCACATATTCAATATCAGATTGCATTTTAATCTGAGCCAGTTCAGAAGTTGAAAGCTCTCGAAGAACAAACCAGTATTTTCCGGGTTCCTGTTCCGTTACCTGAACAAACTCCATATTGTTGTGCGTTTCGCTGTTCACACCATCGCTGATTATAATAGGAGAGCAGTTTTCGTTAAAAATATCAGCATTAATGGTTGTGTTGGAGATAAAGTTATCCCCGTTAAGCTTAAGGTTATCGAGAACCGTTCCATCGGCAAGGGTAATCGTATAGGTTTTTCTATCCATTTTATCTAATCCTCCTTATTAATATTAACGGGGCACAAGGCCCCCTAGATTTAGCTAACCAATAGCGAAGGCCGGACGAACCCCACCAGAGTCCGAAGCGCCGTTGACGTACGCATTACCACTGTAGTTCACATAAGCGAAATAAGACGCAGACACGACGTCTCTAAGCCAAACATATGCTCGATTGTTAATCGCTCTGGGATTAAGTCTGAATAAGGAAAGCTGTTGTTTATTAATGGTGGTTCTGGTAACAACCTTAATTCCATCTCTGGCAGGGGTGTGGATATAAGTCCCATAAACCATAATCTCGTTCATTAACTCGACTGTGGAATCGAACCAGGCAGCAGCAGAAGGATAACCATCTGTAACCGCGTTTACAAGATACTCTCTGTGAGTAAGAAGCATTTCACCGAATGCCGTAGAAATTGTTGTCTTAGCGGTATTGAGGTTTTCTGTATACATGAGAGAACCGACATAACCGCCATCCGTGATGTTTGTGGCGTTCATCGTCGCATTATAGAGACTTGTGCTGGGGACAATTACCAGATGGTGATTCGTAAATGCAGTATCACCGCAGTTATACCAGTAATCCATATCGGCAATCACCCAGTTCACACCATTAATAACCCAGTAATCTCCGATGAACAAATCATCAAATGTTCCGGCTTGAATAGCCGCCTTTTGAGCTGCGGTAACAGCGGTCCCAAGATTTTTTCCTCTGTAAACATTTCGACGATTGATTGCGGATACCAGACCGGCGAACTCAACCGCAGCATTAGTCACCAGAATCTTCTTCGTTCCGTTGCTTCCATCTTTAATGAGAATATCGTCACTGTTAAATCGAGTATCGGCAGCGTAATCAATAAGTTTTGCCATTTTATTTTCCTCCTTTAAATAAATGTACTGTCAAACAAAGCGTGTTCGTTTATCCTTGTAATGGATTCGTTCGCTTCTGTCATACTGGTTTCAACTACGACTAATCAGTTATTGATAAGTAACGATGCCAGCTGATTAATAATCGTCTCCAAATCATCAATCCTTTTATGGAGTCGTATGACATCTTCAACATCAGAAAATATAACTTCCCCAAGTATACTTCCACCCGCGCTGTCAAGTAGATCATCTAAATTTGAATCGTACAATTCCTGATAAATCGCATGGTTTAACATCAGATTAGACTTCATAGTCATTACATCAGCAACTTTGGCATCTACGCTGTTTTTTGCTTCTTCAGCATTTTGAGCAGCTTGTAAAGCATCATTTTTAGCGGTTAATGCCGCTGTCGCAGAATTGGCTGCTGCTGTCGCCGAAGATGCCGCTGACGTGGCTGAGTTTTCAGCGCTACTTTTACTATTCGTTGCCGATGTGGCCGAAGATGCCGCTGACGTGGCTGATGCTTGTGCGTTTCCGGCAGATGTTTGCGCCGCTATAGCTGATGCTGCCGCAGAATCTTGTGCCGTTTCGGCATATTCCATCGCGTTAGAGGATTCTATATTCATAGCATTTATAGAATCGTGAATAGCACTCCTGACTTCTTCCCCATAAGTTGCAGATAATATTTGAGCCAGATATGTGTTAACGTCTGCCAATTGATATCACCTCCCTTTGCTAATACATCATTTATGTTTCTCGATTGATACCATTTAACTTGTCCCGCAAAATAATAAAGTCGTTTCCGATAACATCATCTGCGTTCTCAAACCCAACATCAGAAACACCTAATTTATTGGTAATTCCAGTCGCATTAATACCCCCTATAGCGTTTTTTGCCTGATTAAACATAACTGCTGTAAAGGTTCCGTCGAAAATTGCGCTGGTTATGGTTGGAGTAACTCCAATTTTCCATTTCACAACATCTTTAATGTTTTGAATGAATTGATTCCATTCAGTAGCGGTTAAGTTGGTCACCGCACCACCATTTTGAAAAGCATCCAATGCTTGAGAACTCCATTCCCAAAATAATGGTCTGGCTGTTCTATCAATTTTAATGTCGACTTTCTTCAGGTCAGAATAATTGCCAGCCACATCATAAGCCCTGACAAGAAAAGTATGAATACCATCTGGCAAGCTACTTATATCGAACGTGGCTGAATATGGACTGGTATAATCTGTTATTGTCCCTAAAGTCGAATTATAAAAGTTAACATGGTCAACTCCTTTATTATCCGATGCACTTGCATTTATGGTTATGGAGGAACCATTACTCCAATATCCATTAGCAGGAGAAGTAATTGTTAGCGTTGGCGGTTCAACATCAGGACTGATGGCGTCATAAACGGCAAAACAGGTGTCCATATAGCTATAATTATATGGCATGTAGCATCTACCGTTATCTCCCCACCACCAATCACCCCAGTTATTATGCATAAGCCAGTGAAGTTTTCCATTAATTATTTTCCAACCAATAGCCACAATAGCATGGTAGTAACCCCCAGAATCTTTTCCGACGGGATAATCCGGTGACGGAACCACCCCATTCGAGGGTACAGCACTGCCACCAAAATTCTGAAAGTTCTGGGCCATCTTTACATTAAAAAGTACAGCCCCATCATCAATAATGTGTTGTTTTATGGTATCTACATTATATAAAGACAACTGGTCCCAGCCGGAAATTTTTGCAACTCTCGCTTTATTAATTACATTTAAATAGTTATCATTTACCAGTGTTTTAGCACCAATAATGCTATAATTACCATCTATCCAGTTATAATAATAATAAGTGTCTGGGTAGTTCCAAGATCCATAGCCGTTGTACTCGTTTTCGGGTAACTCTGTATAAACTGGTACCCCATCAGAAATTAGTTTATCTAACGCATCCTCATAGTACATTCCTTCTTCACCGGGGGAATCGGAAGACCTATTGCCAAACATCCAACCTATTGAGTATTTATTAACAGATCCTGTTTCCTTGTACTCGTGGATTTCCTTTATACTGCACAAAGCGTTTGCCACGCAAGAATTGGCCTGACCCTGCCAACCATTAGGATCGGGACCGTCCCCAGCGCCCCAAACCCATTGATCTGTAACTCTGGGATAATAAGATGGATAATATTCAGTTGGCAATGCCATAGTTAATCACCTCGCCTAAGTGCTCCGCCACGATTTTCATTAAGTCTCGGTGGTAAAGGTATGCCATCCGCGCCTTTTCTCGTTTGGGTTATAAAGGCTGTTTGCTGAAGCGCAACCCATTGGCCATTGATCTTAATTTCACCGGCAAATTCATATATTGTTTCAGGAGTTAAATTATTAAATATAACACAATTGGTTTCATTGCCGTTTTCGTTGACAGTGGTATAAACCCAATCGCGGCTTTTAACTTTAATTCTAAAGTCCTCATATACTGTGTTATTATTTAAGTCTCTAATAAACACGGATAGCTGGCTGCGGGTACAATCCCTAGAGTTTATATACATATGTTCCATATAATCACCTCCAAAAGCCTTGAATCTTCATAAAATGTATGCAATAATTTCTAAAAGAGAAGGGAGTTGGTATAATGTTCCAAAAATCAAAATATCTTCTAATCGGCCTTGTCACCGGTCTGATCATGGCTACTGCCACCTTTGCCCTGGCTGCCAACCCAATCAAACTCGTTGTCAACGGACAGGAGATACAATGTGACGTGCCACCTCAAAACATTAACGGTCGTGTTTTAGTCCCAGCCAGGTTTGTTGCAGAATCCCTGGGTGCCAGTGTGACATGGGATGCTGCTAATAATGCGGTCGTGATAACATCGGTTACACCTTTGGCGGTTGAAGAAAGAAATGTTAACTCTATAACTATGGAAGCAGGGAAGCAGGAAGTGAAAGAAACCACCTTCAAAGGATTGAAGGCTATTGAGGTTGACGGAAAAATATACTTTGGTTTAACTGAATGGACAGAAAAAATGCGTGAAGGGGGAAAACAAGTAAGAATAATGCTTAAAAATAATGGTGCTAATGTTTTAATTGACAAGCAAGACATCTTCATACCAAAAGACGATTCAATAATTTACAATGAAATTGTCTATGTTAATAACAAATACTATGTTGATTAACCAAATACAGCGATTGGAGTTCCAACATCTCCTTTTGTTGCTACTCTATTATTTGGCGAATCAGAGCTGCCAATATAAACATCACCAAACCCTGCACCAATAATAACATTTCCCATTGACGTTATACCTAACGAATCACCAACTGTATAAAGATAAGAAGTGTCTTTTAGATATATATGTTTATCTTCCGATTGAACATATTTGCCTAAATATACGTTATTACCTACTTTCAAATCCGTACCAACATTAATTATAGTGTCCGAAGAAATCGTTCCGCCTTTAATATCTGGGCTTTCTATAGTTGTCTGTGTGATCTTAGTCTTGGTAATATACGACGGAAGAGCACTGGCTGGCAGTGCTCCGATATCTCCAGGGGAGGTTGGTATATCCTCGATTGCAGCAACGCCGTCGGGTAAGTTATCCCAGGTGATAATACTGCCTGGCCCCATGATAACATCACCTGAGAAACTACCCTTTGTGGCTGTTAGTTTACCATCGGCATCGACCTTGAACGCCCCGTTACCAATATTTATAGAGCCTTTTTTAATAGTTAAAGTTCCTGTGGAAAGATCAAAAATAACATTTCCGTCTTTATCCTGAAGTTTTCCAGTTTTTATTAGGTCAGCGTTAAGTATTCCAGCCGTAATAAAGTCAGCCACAATAGCGCCGTCCATAGTTATAGCTAATCCAAATGTTTCACCACCATCATTTGAATATGCAAGACCGTTGATATTCCATTTCCAAAGCTTAGTTGCTTTTGTATAATCTTTGTCATTTGAGATATACATAGTATTGGTGCCATATTGGTCTTGTGTAATGGTGATGTAGCCGTTGGTGGCCATATTCATGATTTGAGTGGCATTTTCTTTGGCTTCTTTTAAAACGCTCTGAGCTTTTGGAAGGTTTTCAATTTTCCGCAAAATATTACTATTGGTTTGGTTATTAACATTCGTCAAAGAAGTTTTGATAGAATCCCCAAGTTTAAACTGTGTTTTTTCCGGGCTATCAAGTGGAATTTCAAGTTTAGTAACTGGAAAAGGTCGATCCATACCGTGAGGTTTAGAGATAACCCGAAGCTCATCGAGTAACTTAACTGCCTCATAATTCACATCTAAATAATGCAAATCCAAAGCACTAAGTTCGATAGACATATTGTCGAACTGAATATCGGAAAGATAAACTTCGGCTTTGGATAACAATGACGATGCCGTACTTACATCATCCCAATGAATAACTTTTTCGATCCACCCGTATGAAGCCACTGCTTCGCTCGATTGCACATAAAAACTACCATTATTCACACTTTCTACAGTTAAATAAGCATCCAGAGCCTCAATTGGGCTTTCATCCAATCGATTACCAAGAGGAATAATTACTGTAGCAAATTCCGTTAGATCCCATTTGCGTGTAAAATCCAGAAGATTCTTGCCAAATTCGATTATCTGACTATTAGTATTGGGGTAATCTGCTAAATAATCCAGGTATCTTACACCATTAACTTTACGAATTCTGAGATGTCCTCCAAGTTTTTTTACAAGCTTTTCATTGATGCACTCTATAGTTTTTTCGTAATTAGTGTAGCGATATAAAGGGTCATCAGAATCAGTAACCGTTACGCTGCCAATGGTAAATTGCTTATCGTCAGCCACCTTAGAATTATGGATATTTATCAAAATTTCTAAAAATCCTCGAACCGTTTGTCCATAATATTCAGCGGGGGGTTGTGTACTGTCATTTAAAAATGCAAGCTCGCCCTCACAATAAAGAACTCTATTATTCCAAAAGTCTTTATCTTCGGATAATACTCGACCGGCCCATATCTCTTCGCCATTTTTATGAACCGAAATATCGCTTACCATTCGGACTATTGTACCGTATCCGATGTTCGATGGTGGTAAAATCATTGATAATGAACCCGCTGCGCTGTCTTCAAGTGTTAATTTCGGATCTATAACTTTTATATTGTCGAGAGCAAAAGCATCGTTGTATATACAAATACCATCGGCATAAATCGAATACATAATCACAACCTCCCTTGTCTGAAATTAATTGAGACAGTACCCGTACCAGAAACACACTTAAAATATACGGTTACAGTATCTCCAAGAAACAAAAATTCGGGAATCTGTGTTGTTCCATTTTGAACTAATTTAGTGATATCGATCCCTAATTCATTGTTGATGAAACGAATATACATACCGTTTCCTGATACGGTACTAACGATAAACGACGGACAAACTGGTGCCCTTCCAAACAAACTTTTGTCAAACGTATGAGCCATACTAGTTGACTCTATTGGGTTTCCAAGATTATCCATAATCAATTCGCTGTTTGAATCTCTTAAATTAGATCCTGTAACGGATATGTTCTTAAACTTATTTGCTGGAATAATTCCTGTGTAAAAGTTAAAAATGTCCCATTCCCAGTCATCTAAAGACGCACGCGAAAGCCATTTATATGGCCCAAGACTATAATCGATAACAATTTGAGACCGATCTTTACTGCTTTTCCATTCGTTTATGGTAAAACGTCCTTCATAAAAATACTCTTTGTCATCTTCGAGAATAGCTCGCATAGTTTGCCCGTGCAAATAATCCATAATATCAGAATAAGCTTGGTACCATTCTTTATAGCCGTTCATAACAATAAACTCAATGCTGCCTTCACGGTTTTCATAAACCGGATACCCGGTGAGTGATTCTGATAAATCTATAGAACCATCTGCACCGGGTATATCTAAAATCTTTCTTTTTAGTGACGGAGGATTAAATACCGGACGCGAGGAAGGAACAATGTGCCAATCGTCCCACGTATTCTTATCTCCGAAAGTAATTGAATGGTACAATTGTTAAATCCCCCTTCCTTCATAAATT